ATAAGCGAAACAATATTAGGACCTCCAGGAACTGGGAAGACGCAGACTAACTCTAACCGTGTTCGTGATTGCATTAATGAAGGTATCGACCCTGATCGTATCGCTTGTGTTTCGTTTACTCGTAAGGCAGCCAAAGAAAGTCGGGATCGTGTGGGTAAGGATTGGAACATAGACGAAAGTAACCTACCGTTCTTTCAGACACTGCACTCTATGGCCTACAGAGCTGGAGGGTATAGTCCCGGAGATGTCATAGGTGGTAAAGACATGAAGGCTATAGGAGATGCAACAGGAATTATCTTTGGTGCTAAGAACTTCGATGTCGAAACAGACTTTGACACCTTGGGGTCTTCCAAGGGCGATAGCTACATGAACCTGTACCACCTGTCTCGAAGCAAAGGCATACCTCTTGAAGAAATGTATCGCTTACAAGGAGATTACAAGATAGACTTTACCGAACTAAATCGACTTGTTCGGGCTTATGAAAACTACAAGAACGCCTACAAGAAGATAGATTTTACCGACATGATTGAGGATTTCATTGCATCTGATGTCTGTCCTGACATAGAAGCTTTGTTTGTTGATGGGGCACAGGATCTCTCCACTCTTCAATGGAAGATGGTCGATGTACTCAGGAAGAAGCCTCGGTTACAGATATTTACTGGGGACGATGATCAGGCCATCATGAACTTTCAAGGTGCAGACGTTAAAGCTTTTCTAAACGCAACGGAGAAGAAGACTGTTCTTAATCAGTCGTACCGTGTTCCGATAACAGTGTGGGATCAGGCACAGTCTATTGTTAACCGCATAGATAACAGGGCTCCAAAACTTTGGCATCCTAAACAGGAGGAAGGAAGCATCAGGTATCATCAGAACATGTGGGACATTCCGATGCAAGAAGGAGAGTGGTGTCTCATGGCTAGAACAAACAGGATAGCCTCGTACTATGCTAACGAACTTAGAGAGGAAGGATGGGTGTACAGTCGAAACGGTCAGCCAAGCATTCCGCTCAAGACATATGAAGCTCTTACTGATTGGGAAAGTTGGTGTAAGGGAGCACCTATGTCGCCAGCCAAAATCAGAAACATCTACACGTTTATGACTGTCGGGGAAGGTTTTGTTAAGGGCAATGGTCCACGGTCAAGGAACCTGTTGCTTCTTAACGAAGAAGAAGGGTATACGATGCAGTACGCTAAAAGCAACTTGGGACTGATAATGGATGAGTCCCATAGGTGGCACAGGGCGTTGGGCAAGATAGACTTAGAGACAAAGAACTATGTTCTCAATGCCCTCAAACGAGGGGACAATGTAAAAAAGCCTCGTATTAAGGTAAGCACTATACACTCAATGAAGGGGGGAGAAGCAGACAATATTATAGTCGTACCAGATTTATCCTATGCGGCTCATAAAGAATACAGCAAGACACCAGCAACGGAGCATCGTGTTTTCTATGTGGCTGTTACAAGAGCCAAACAATCCCTCCATGTAATTTACCCTCAAACAGATAGGAACTATGTATTATGAAACCAGAAGAAATATTAAACAAAGCCGCATCATTGGTCAGTGGAGATCGTGCCAAGCAACATGGAGATTACACCCAACAACATAAGAGGGTGGCCTCCTTATGGAGTGCTTACTTGAATACTCCTATAAGCGCACAGGAAGTAGCTTTCTGCATGGTTCTGTTAAAAATATCCAGGGATGAGCTAGGATCTCCGAATCCAGATGACGGAGTGGATGCTTCAGCGTATACTTCTATATGGGCAGCGTTGGCTCAGAAAAATGCGTGAAGATTTATTTGACGAAAAGGTTTGGTCTCCACCTGATCATCTTCCTGACTTATCCGATGAAAAGATAATAGCTGTAGATGTCGAGACGAAAGACCCCCGTCTAATAGACTTGGGGCCAGGTTGGGCAAGAGATGACGGCAAGCTTATAGGTATTGCTGTTGCGGCCTCTGGTTGGCAAGCCTATTTGCCGATAGCCCACGAAGGTGGTGGGAACATGGCGAAGGGTTTGGTAACTGGCTGGCTCCAAGACCAGCTTGATCACGGTATGTCTGTTGTATTTCATAACGCTCAATATGACTTGGGTTGGTTGTTATCAGAAGGAATTGAGGTAAAAGGTGCTATCCTTGACACTATGGTCGCCGCACCCCTGTTGGATGAAAACAGGTTCAGCTACTCTCTTAACGCTTTGGGCGGGACGTATCTGGGCGAAAAGAAAAAAGAAGAAGACCTGAGACGAGCCGCTAATCAGCATGGCGTTAATGCCAAAGCTGAAATGTGGAAGCTCCCAGCCGAAAGAGTTGCCTTGTATGCAGAGGGAGATGCAGAGCTTACTTTGAAGCTGTGGCACGTTCTGCACAAGAAGCTCGAAGAAGATGGCTGTCATGACATCTTGGAGATGGAGCTTGCTCTACTTCCTCTTGTGTTTGAGATGAAGCGTAGAGGTGTCCGTGTAGATGTAGATAAGGCTGAACAAACCAAGAAATATCTTGTTTCAAAAGAAAACAAAATTCTGAAAGAGCTGTACGATGAAACGAAGGTTCACATTGAGCCATGGAACGCAAAGAGCCTTGCCTTGGCCTTTGACAACCTTGGGTTGCCATATGAGAGAACACTTAAATCTGACGCACCCAGTTTCACAAAGCACTTTTTGAAAACCCACGAACACCCTGTGGCAAAGAAGATACTAGAAGTAAGAGAGTACAACAAAGCCAACACGACCTTTGTTGATACAATACTCAATCACCAACATAAGGGACGTATCCACTGCCAGTTCAATCAGCTTAGATCGGACGAAGGGGGGACAGTGTCTGGGAGGTTCTCGTCAAGCAATCCTAACTTGCAACAAGTTCCTTCCAGACACCCAGAGATTAAGTCTCTTATCAGGGGACTATTTATACCAGAAGATGGATGCCGTTGGGGAAGTTTTGATTACAGTGCTCAAGAACCTCGATGGATGATGCACTATGCCTGTCTGACTCCCTCAACTAAGGATAACGAAAAGGTAAAGGAGATTGCTACCCAGTATCAGAATGACGATCTGGACTTCCATCAGATTGTTGCCGATATGGCTGGAGTCAGCAGAACTCATGCTAAGACAATCAACCTTGGTATTATGTACGGTATGGGTGTTGGGAAATTAGCTCAGACACTGGGTGACATTCCGTTTGAAGAAGCCAAGCTGTTACGCAACGAGTATGACGAGAAGGTTCCGTTTATCCGAGCCTTGGCATCTTCTGTTATGGAGGCAGCATCTCAAAGGTCAGAGGTCAAAACGCTACTGGGAAGGAAGTGTCGTTTCCCTATGAGAGAACTGAAAGGGTATTCCAAAGAATACAAGAAGCCTATCCACATTGATAAGCTGGAGGAGCGGTGGATAGATGTTCTAAATACTCCTGTCGATGAAAGAGATAAGAACTGGGCAAGCATGAACCCGGAAAGGTATCAGGTAGCTTTTGTATACAAAGCTCTTAATAGACTTATTCAGGCTTCTGCAGCAGATCAGACAAAGAAAGCTATGAAAGACTGCATGGAAAGTGGTCATTGGCCCATGCTTACTGTTCACGATGAGCTTTGCTTTTCTATAGAGAGTGATGAACAGGTGGCTACAATAAAGAATATCATGGAGACTTGCGTGCCAAAGATGAAGATACCCTCCAAGATAGATGTAGGACTAGGAGAGAACTGGGGGTCGGCTAAATAGGATCTGCTCCAACACCGTCACTCATACCCCCACCGCTTGATCCTGTAGATGAACCTCCATCATCAGAATCACCAAAAGAGCCAGAACCTTGTGCGGGATCTCCAGGAAAACCTGCACTAAATATTCCAGAACCTTTTGCGGGATCTCCGGGACTACCCGCTGTATAATAATTACCAAAAGCAGCATTGAACATGTCATCTCGAACATTGTCCATTATACCTTCGTTGTGTCTGCTTAGAGCATCCTGAAACTGACCCTGTAGCGTTGGCCCAGGAAGCATTGCAATTAAAGCGTCTTTAACTCCAAGCTGTTGATCCTCTGGTACACCGTATTTCGAAAGAGCTTCATTCAAAGCATTAAATTCAGCAACAGCAGCAATTCCAGAAAGAGCAAACCCCGCAGGATTAAAAAAACTTACTACATCACCTATCTTTCCAAGGGTGTTTGGCACTGATCCAAACTTTGGAGAAGTAAAGAAATTTCCTATATTTTGTGTTGCGGTCTTTGCAATATTTGAAAAAGGACCACTCAGAATAGATGATTGTTCTTCTGTCTGAGGAACAGTATTAACTGGAGATTGCGGAGCTTGCAAGGAAGCATAGGATGGAACAACATCATCCAGTAAAGGTCCTCCTCCCTGTCTACGCAAAATAGCTTCTGAAACACTAATAGTCATAAATTACCTGAACAATTTAAAAATTAATTCTGTAACCCGCTCGTACATTATAGTTGTCAGGTTGTTCTTCGTTAAATGATCTTTGCCCAGACAACGAAAGAATACCTGGTCCAACAGGAGCTTCTACAGATCCTGAAACCATACGATCAGACCTGTTTGGTTCAAAATACTGAAATCCAGCTCTGGGGGCATTGTCTCCAAACATACCTCTTAGGATTTGACCTTCTCCTCCTATTCCTCTTAATATGTTTGTATTTACAATACTTTCTTTAAAAGGAGTAGTAACTTCCTGTTTCGATTGACCATAGGAAACATTAACCTTTTCTGGTCTTAAAACTCTTTCCATAAACTTAGGCAACACCTTTCCGGGTAAATGAGCCGCTATCCCAACATTATATGAAGATTCATCTATTTCTAAATTTTCTACGGGAGTTCCTTTTTCTTGCATAAATCTTATAAATTCTGAAGGCATTCCTAAAGCTTCAGGAGTTCTTTCAGTAGAACCTAAAAAATAATTTCCTGAAAAAGTAAGAGGTCCTACAGGCAAACCCTCTCCCGGAGTTCGAATGTCAAATCGAGACTCTTTAATGCCATCTTGATTTAAAGAAGAGAAACCTCCTATTCTTTCAGCCATTATATAGAAACTCCCTGACAGCAATCACCGTCCGTGATCGATTTACAATCAGCACACTGGTAGTGTCCATGGACAAAGATACTTGGTTTGGTACTGCCACATTTAAGACAACGAGGACCAAGTTTTTCCATCGAATCGTTTTGATTCTTTTCTGTTTCGTTCTTGGTCATAGCTACAGTGTACCCATCCTGAATCTGGCACATCCTTTTTGTAAAACTCTAATATCAACTGATCGTACTCTAGGTTTTCTTTGACCCACAAAGCAACTTCCAAATTAGGAACACCTGGTATTTCAAAATCTACGGCTTGCCCCTTTACGTGTTGTGACCTGTCCGATGATCCAATCTCCCTGTTCAAGTTTAAAGACCTGAACCCGCTCGATGGAGCAAAAGGTATGCCGTAATGAACCCTGACGGGCTCCAGTATGTTCTCGCACAAGAGCTTCAGGTTCTCTATCTCTCTTTCCTTTGGCTCATTGTTAATCCCTTTTCGAACTGCTGTTTCAGACCTAGTCAGTTCTTTCAGAGAGAAGTGTGTTGAAAGTCGTGTCATTGTGTGGGTGTTACTCCCAAAAGTTTATTCAATTCAATTTGTCGTAAAGCAGACGTAGCTTGAGAAGCGTCAGGAAGTTGTTGCTGAATATCTTGAACAACAGGTTGAACAGAATCACCGATTTCTGAAACGAAATCCACCATGCCTTGTCTTGATTCTGCATCCGTAGCCTCAGAAGATTTAGTAGCTCCCATTATTCTAGCCTCGTTAGCAACAAGTTCTTCTAACCTTATACGCATGTAATTAAGATTTCCAAGTTGTTTTTTAGCTGAATCAATTGCTTGCTTTCTAGTAATATCTACACCATCTGCTTTAGCTTTTGACATAATATCATCAGACAATGATTTAATTCCTTGTCTTAATTCCGAAGCTCTAATGTTAGGTCTTGTCATTAAATTAAGAAATGTCGGGTTTCTTAAAATTCTACCAGCAAGATAAATACCAGCTACTGAAGGTATTGCAATTAACGGATTTGTTAGTACAGCAAAACCAATACCTGCAGCATATGCAGAGGAGACTAAACCTGCTTTACCTTTTAGAGCAGTATCACCAACAGGAAGTTTACTCATCTTAACTAAATCTCTAACTGTGTCTCTTCCTAATACTCTATTTAAAGAGCCACGTTGATTTAAATTGTTAATAGACGAAGCCATACCATCTCTCCAAGCACCAGATATAATAGCTTCTTCCGTAATTCCCTTTGGAAAAGACTCACGAATTATTCGTGACATAAAGGCATCTCTTAATCCATAAGGTTCGTCTACCACATTTCCTGGAACTTTTTGAATAAGATCATCTAATAATTTAGGATCTTTTACTGCAGCTTGGACTAAAGTATCAGAATCGGTAATTCTTCCAGATTTTACAGCTTTAAATAAAGCACTAGTGCTTTGTGATTGAGCTTCTGCCACATCAGATTGCAAATTTTGTACAATATTACGCATGTTTGAATTTGTAATTGATTCAGGAGCGGTAGATGCAAAACGAAAACCGCCTTTAACTGTATCAGGAGCTACCAAAGCAAAGTCTTTTAAAACTGAATTTAGTCGATTAGCTTCAGCTTTTCCAAAAAGTTCCGTCTGTACTTCTTTT